TGCTCATGATCGACCAGATCCCGACCATCCCCGGAACGGAGCTCCACTTCATGCGACTACCTCACCGCACCCCGCGCCGGCCGGACTACGTCCCCGAAGGCCACATCTACACGTCGTCCGAATTCCGGATCAAGCGCCGGCTGAACCTGTTTCAGGTGATCATCTTGTGGATCATGGCACTACTCGTGATCTTGACCGGGATCATTCTGTACGCCCGGTGGACAGACAACGTCGGCGCCGGGCCGGCCCCCGTCATCGTGGTCACGCCGACGACGTACGGGCCGCCGCCGGCCGGACCGGAGGACTTCTGACATGGGATGGCCGTTTGCCCGCAGGCCCGATCACGTCGACAAGGCCGGCCACGTCACCACCCCGCCCGGGAAGGTGCAGAAGCCGAAGTACGGGGACAAGAAGATCGTCAAGGCGGTCAAGCCGAAGAAGGGCAAGAAGTGATCGACGCGCGCCGGACGAAGCCCTGTCGGCGCATGTTCATCCGGTGGTGGCACGGGACGCCGGTCTACCTCCGGGAGATGATCTGCGTCGAGCTCTGCCTACTGCCCCGCGGCACCGCCTCCGATCACGGATGGCTGCGGCACCGGTAGACACGGAACGGCCCGCACACCCGGCGACAGGGTGTGCGGGCCGCCGTACGCCCGGGGTCACGCGCCGGGCGTACCGGGGTGCTCGAGCCGGCTCAGCGCACCCTCGATCCGGGAGAGACGCGCCTGCACGGAGCCGCTGTCGTCGATCACGCCGTCCGGGTCCGCGGCCACCAGACCGTTAGCCACGAGCGCCTCGAAGATGTAATCGATCTTGTGGGACAGCGAGATCTCCGCCCAGCCGCGCTCCTTGATTCGGGCCAGCTTGTACGGGCGCGGTGTCTCGAGCGCCTTCGTCACGTCTTCTGCGGACACGTCGTCCTCCTCCGGCTTCGGCTTGATGACCACGACACCCCACGGGCGCCGGTCGTTCTCACAGCTCGTTTCGTACCGTCCCGAGAAGTGAGCATGGTTCGTGTGCGGGTCGGACCCGTCGTAGGCGACCGGGACGAAGTCGTTGTCCTTGTCGTAGATCTTGCCGTCCCAGATCACGTAGTTGAGCCGGCAACGATCGCTCGAGCTCTTCCACTTGATCTTCTCGGCTGCGATGACCCGCATGACGATCCGGTGGAAGCGCGCCTTCTGCGTGCCCGACCCGGGCCACGGGCCGCTCGAGTCGACGTCGAGCGCGTGGACCTCGTTCTTCGAGTCCGCGTCGTGGTCGCGCAGGATCCGGCTATCTTCGTCCGGGGTGTGGTCGGAGCTCGAGGTGTGCGCGCTGTCCCCGATCGAGCCGTCCGCGCCCTTGTCGCGGTTCGGGGAGACCTCGTTGAACTCTCCGCGCAGGTCGATCAGGCACGGAATGAGCACCCACGCGCTCACAGTTGCCGCTCCCGCTCCCACTGCGCGCGCTCCCGCTCGAGCTGCGTGGTCGCCTCCACCAGCGCATCCCGGGCGCGCGCCGTCTCGTCGATGAGCTGCGTCATCCGACCGTTCACCTTGTCGTCGACCCGCTCCACCCCCTCCTGAACCTGATTCACCTTGTTCCGGGTGAACCACGCCGTAGCGGTCGCGCCGAGCGTGACCAGGATGCCGAGCACCGCGGACCGCGACTGCGTGTCGTCCTTCGGGATCACCAGCAGCACCGCGACCAGGAAGCCACAGCCGAGCGCGACCAGCGCGACCAGCGGCCACGTGACCGACGTCGAGCCCTTCACCTTCGTATCGTTGCTCATCTATCCGTTCCCCTCTTTCTACTGAACCCCAAGGTACTCGAGCTCGAGCACGGAGTTGACGCCTCCGGACGCCTGCGTGTTCAGTGCCCCGCCGGACGTCTGATTCACGAAGAGCTCGACGTAGTCCGTGGTGCCGTTCATCTCGACGATCGCGGTCGCGGACGAAGCGGGAGTGGAGGCGGTCGCGTTCGGCTTCATGCGCACGAACGGCTGCACGCTCGCGCCGTTCTTCCCGATGAACGCGGCCAAGATCGTCACGGCGCCGGTTGCCGCCATGTTCACCGTGCCGGCCGCCCGGTACCGGCCGGCCTTCGTCGGAGTGATCCGGGTCGGGTTCACCGCCGTGTCGTGGAAGCCGTGCGTGTCGATCTCCTCCGACCCGGCGCCGAAGGTGATCGCTGCGTTCGTCGCGTTCGCCGCGGACTGCACGGCCTGTTGCACGAGCCGGGTGATCGGGGGCCGGATCGCGTCCGCCACGTCGGACCAAAAGATGATGTCGCCAGCAGCCATGATCTACAACCCCCACCTTCTCGCGTTCGCTATGTGGATCTCGTTCCCGATCGCCTGCGGCTTGACCACGCCGTTGACGGACCGCGTCACCGTCGCCGTCTGCGTGTACGGGCCGGTACCGGCCGCCGCCGTCATGCCGGTCACCGTGACGCGCTCGCCGGCCACGATCCAGTCGTACGGGGTCGCCGTCGACCACACGTCATTCGCGTCCGTCGCCTTGATCGCCCACGACACGGACGTGGTGGTCTGCGCCGCGTTCACCGTCGACGTGCGCGCGTCGTACCGGGCCACCCCATCGTCGTACCGGCCGGTACGGTACGGCTCGTAAGGCTCCGTCTTGAAGGTCACCGTGTGCTCGACGGCTCCGACGTCCGACACGATGCCGACCACGAGAAGATCGATCGGCTCCGCTTCGTAGCCGGTCACCCGGATCATGTTCCCCTCGCGGACCGCGTTCACGGACGCCTCGAGCCCCGGGTTCGCGAGCAGGTCCACCGACACGGAGTCGTAGCGCGGACGCTCGAGCGTTCCCTTCGCGAGGTGCCACGTCGACAGCGGACCCAACTGCTCCGTCTCGTTCGCCACGTTGACGTCGACGGAGCCCTTCGCCTCCCCGATGCCGGCCGGTGGCGCCTGCACGCTCATCGCGCCGGAGAGGAGCTCTGCCGTCTCTTCGCCACCGTCGCGGTTCTTCACCGTGACGCGGTTCTTCGACCCCTTGTCCCCGATGATCTTCTTGAAGGGTGGCTTCACCTGCGCCGGGTAGGTCAGCGTGAGCGTAGGGGCCACGCCGATCATGGCGCGCCGGGTCGTCATGGTCAGCCCGATATCGAAGCGCTCATCGTCAATCCGGCAGTCGTCCGTCTCGACGATCTCCTTCAAGATCGTGATCAGGTTGTCTGCGCGCTGCGGCCCCATCGGCTGCGTGTCCGCGGACGATCCGATGATGAACCGGGTGACCCCGTTCTCCGAGCACACCCGGAGGTAGCGCGTCCCCGCCGTCTCCCCGCGGTAGCCGTTGAAGATCTTCTGCGCCGTCGAGCCGACCAGGCTATCCGCCACCCCGGACGTACCGAAGATGTGCGAGATCCACGTGCCGTCAACGACAGCGTCCCCGTTCTGATACCAGTGCGACAGCGCACCCGGGCCGGTGGCCGCGAAGGTGTCCGTCCATCCAACCTCGCTGTCGTCCCCCTGCCGGTACCAGGCCGGCTCCACGGTCACCGTGCCCGCGGCCCACGTCACCTTCACGCGGAAGGTGAGCCACTGATTCGGCTCGACGCCGGAGTACGACACCGGGGAGGAGAGCAGCGAGGTCCCGTACGCGTCGATCACGCTCACCCGGAACGTCGTGTTGTTCACGTCGAGCGTGTACCGGTACCCCTGCGTCGTGTGCCACTGCAAGAGCGTGCCGTAGGTCGCGGACGCGGGGAGCGACGGCATCTTGAAGGACAGGCAGACTTGCCACCCCGCCGTCCCGGAGCCGATCCCGAAGCGGCCGGCCATCTGCGACCCGTTGATCACCTTCGCTGTCGTCTTCGCCCCGTCCGGCGCCTCCGACTCCCCGAGCACGACGCCACCCTTGATAGTGCCCGGGTTGTTCGGGAACACGCTCGAGGTGTTCGCCAGCCGCGTTGCGTCCTTGTCATCCTCGAGCGGCCAATGCCCGATCTGCGACGCGCGGAGCGAGTTGGTCCGGTACATCGGGGACCGCAACGGCTCCTCCCACAGCCCCAGCCTGCGCAGGATCCCCTCCGCGGTCAGCTTCGTCCACGCGCGCCCCTTCCCGGCGCCGGAGACATGCTCAATCGTGCGGTCCGGGTTCCACTGCGACGCCTCCGCCCACAGCCGCGTGTTCCCGTTGATCTTCAAGCGGGCGCGCGTGTTCCGGCCCACCGTGCCGTAGATCGTGCTGGTCGGGTTCGACGGGTCGTAGTTGAGCGAGTCGTTGTTGATCTCCGTTTCGATGCTCGACGGAGAAGGCCACGTGCCGCCGGCCTCCATGCCGCGCGTCACCACGGAGCCGGCCGCGGAGTAGAGCGGGACCGGAGTCCACACCCCGCCCAGGAAGAGCTCGAGCACCACCGCTTGCGTCGTCACGCGCGCACCGTCCCGCCCACGACCTGCACGCCGAGATGCGACACCCGACCGCCCTTGTTCCGCACGGCGCCGGCCACGATGCGCAAGATCACGTCCCCGAGCTCTCCGAGGTCCACCGCGATCCACTCCCCGCCGCCGCCGCCGCGGGACGCGGCCGGAGACCGGACCTCCTCACCGCCGAGCGCCAGGATCGGCACGGGCGCCCCGATCGGCCCGGGGACCATGCCGCCCGTGTGGAAGGTCGGCAGCTTCGGGACGGAGATCGTGTTGCCACCGATGAACGGCACCCACCCGGGCACCGACCAGGAGAGTTGCCCGATCGTGTTGTTCCACAGCCGCGCGATCGCGTTGAACGCGAAGCGGAACGGCGCGGTGAGCACGTTCGCCAGGCCGCGGAACGCGCCACCGATCCACCCCGGGATCTTCTTGATGAAGTCCCACGTGTTCGATGCCGCCTTCTTGATCCACGACCACGCAGCCGTCCACGCCGTAGAGAACCACTTCGTCTTCGTCGCGATCAGCACGATCACCGCGATCAACGCGATGATCCCGATCACGATCCACGTCGTCGGGGAGGCGAGCTGCGCCGCGTTGAAGACCCACTGCGCCGCCGCGGCGATCCGGTCGGCGCCGGCCTTCGCGAGCGTGGCAAGCTTCATGTTGTTCGTCGCGAACACCGCAAGATCCATAAGGCCCGTGAAGCCCATGATGATCGCGGACGCCTTCTCCATCTGCGCGCCAAAGGCACCGATCGGGTTGTCCTCCCCGAACGCCTCCGTGAGCGCGCCGCCCACGTCGCCCACGCCACCGGCCAGCAGCGACGATTGCGACGACAGGTGATCGAACTTCTCGCCGGCCTGATTCGTGGCGTCCGTCACCCGGACCGCCATCACCTCCGACGCCTTCCCCACGTCGTCGAAGGATCGCTTGAGGTCGGCATCGTCCCCGGCGAAGGTGAGCTTTACCTGATTCGCCACTAGGTCATCTCCAAACCGGCGCCGCGCGCAAGATCATATAGGCCCTGCTCCATGCGCTGCGTGATCTCGTCGCGGTTGACCTCGAGCCCCTTGTAGACGTACCGGCCGCCCGGGATGTACGGGGGGAACTGCGGCCGGTTGGGGCCGCCTCCGAAGTCGAGCCCCGGCGCGTACGGCGCGCGCCGGCCGCCCAGCGAGATGCGTGCTTCCCGCTGCGACGACGCGGCTTTCAGCGAGGCGACCGCGCGGCCCGTGTCGGTCGGGAACCGCGGACGCGCGTACGACAGCACGAGCTCCGACGCGTCGTTGAGCACGAGACGGAGCTCTTTCGGAAGGTCGGAATCCATGGTCCGGAGTTGCTTCTGAAACTCCTTGATCCCCTTCAAGGTGATCTTGTCGACCACGTCAACCTCCCTTCTCTGCCAACTCCCTTGCCTGTTGGATCCGGTCGAAGTGCCGCGTCCACATCACGAATTCCGCGTTCCCCATCTGCGCGATCAACTGCGCCCGGGTCATGTGCAGCTTCTCGGCTAGGAAGAACTCAAACGCCAGATCAGGATCGTCGTCGAGCGCGAGCCGGGCCGCTTTTCCCGGCTCCCTCCACCATGCCGGACAGCCGCGCGATCGCCCTCGAGATCTCGATCGAGTCCGCGGCCGGAGCGGTAGTCGCCCACGCTGCGACCTCCTCCAACGACAGCGCCGGCTCGACGAGACCTAGGGAGATCGTCGTGTTGTCCCGGGCCGCCGTCCCGTCCGCCTCCTGCACCATGAGCGCTTCGTCCCGCGTCAGGCCGCGGACCTTGACCTGTCCGCCGGACGGCAGCGTGACAACCTCGTGCCCGACAGCCTTCGCCAGGATCTCTTCGCGCGTGAGCACCGTTCCCCAACTCCTTACGGCAGTGCGGTTGTGGTGATCGCGCCGGTCACTTGGAAATCAGCCGACCACGTCACCATGTCATCGTGCGGGTTCGTCTCCACGTACTTCTCGAGGATCGCGTTGAACGCCTCGTTCGGCTTCCCCGTGCCGAGCCCCTCCACGTTACGGACGATCGCGAACGACGTCCCCTCGAGCCCGACCAGCACGAGCCGGGGGCCGACCGACACCGTGTTGTCGTACACCCCGGACATCGTGAACTTCGCCTCACGCGTGCCGCCGGAGAAGAGCTTCGCGTCTCCGGTCGGCGCGTAGCCGGTCACGTCGTGCGTCGACGCGGCCCGCTCGAGCTGCGAATTCTTGACGTACG